TTTTGGATCGAGTGTTCCTATCTTTATTGTGAATCCTAATGAATACTACTCTAAAGAAATACATATCTTGTAGCATTGTATTTATACTGATCAATATATTTTGTACAACTTTTGCATTTGCAGGTGATCTTCTATTGGAGCCATATGCTGGATTTAATTATGGATTATCCTTCAGGCGTCCTGATGGCAGCGATGGTATTGATTACACTCGTTTTTCTCCACAGTGGTTTAACTCTCTTGGTGGGACTATTGGTGTCAAAAGTGATAAAATGATGATTGAGCTAAACGGCCTTTATTCCGCCAATTCAAAGAGAATTGGTGGTGAGGAATATGGTGTTATTTCGGCGACATCAAGACTTATATCGTTTAGATTAAGTGGTTTGTTTTCTATTTATGATTTTTACAACAAGGGATCGATTTTGTTGATAGTGGGTGTTTTACATGCCACGGAGAGTGTTTCACTTGAGACAAAAACAACCTTAAATCCTGCTGTCAAGAGAGATGCCTTTGGGATGATGATAGAAGCTGGTATTGGATATTTATATCCAATGAATGATAATATTGCATTGAGAGTAGATGCAAGATATAGTCCGATTAGCATGCTTGGTAGAACAAAGGATATTTCCACCATTATGTTTGGTGTTTATTACAAGTTCTAGGATCTGATCTACCATTGTCTTTCCTATCTATTTGGAACGTTCCAAGATGTGTTTGTGGTTAATCATGTCGACAAAGCGATCAGGTATTCTAATCTGGAGTGGCGTATTGCTCTTATACAGGTGGTTCATTTTAAAGTCTATCTGTGAGTCTCTCTCATAAAGACCCGCTACTTGTCACGGAGTCTGATTTGTCCTCAAGGTGTGGATAAGGTCATTATCATATTAATACCGTCTTGTTCATTATGAAGATTAAGATAATCTCGGATTCATTCCACATTTACGTTAAGGTTTCTGAGTCACAGAGGTTTAATTTACATCTTTATGACATCACGATATGAGTTAGATAAATTCCAATCCACCCACATCGATAAAAATATGATGAGAGATTTTAATATATGTATATGTATACTTATATTGATACAATCAAAAAAGTATCTATCTATATTAATAAAATAGTACATGCTCAATCTTTTATATTTTCTAACTTATATTGTATTTGTATTAACAAATACTCTTAAGGTGGTTTTAAAGGTGGTCAGCCAATGATTGTAGTTAAATACTTTGATATATTTATTCCAAGTATTTTTTTGATTCATGAACGTAATTGCTAGGTTAAATAATTCTATATTTATTCCTGTGGAATTCAAGATTTGATTTAAGGGCAAATGATCGATATGTAACAATTTATTGACTATATCTTCAAACTGACTGATCATGAAGACCTTGTCAGGAATGGTATGTTTTAGAGATGAGATATGGTCATTTTTCCATCATAACTTTGTGATTGGCCATGTTATTTAAAACTAATGATTCTTGAAGATGTTTGTACTAATTGTATTATTTGACAGATTATTAAGGATTATTTCATATTGATCTGAAAATGTTTCAAATTCTCATAGTACTATCTTCCTATCAGAAAAGATCGATCTACACTTTGTGATTCGAATAATGGATCGCAATTCTTCTGATTCTTTGTAATCCACTAAAATTCCGGGACAATCTTTGCGAATATATTCAACATTCTAGTTTGTTTTCATGAAGTATATCGCTCATTCTCTAATTCACATCAAATCTAAATAGCTTTTGAATTTATTGTATAATTTAAGCTTATCGGCCTTGTGGATTATGAGTACATTATAAATGGATTCATGGGAAAGATAAAACTATCATATAGGTATAAAGTATAGAACAATACACTGATACCATCTCTTCCTATATATTATACATATATAATTTTATATATGTATAATATAAATAGCGTATTTTGAGTTTAGAAACCTAACATTTGCCTCTTCTCTTCATTTGTGATAAAGTCGCTGTTCTTTAAATTGTCCCATAAGGTTTGACGTTTTACATTAAGGGCAGATATGTTATCTATATCATGTGTAAAGATTAATTCTTCATCAAAATGAAATGATAACCAATGTGACAAGCTACTGCAAAATTTACCAAGTAATGGTAATACTGTTTCTTCCCAGAATGCTACTCTTGCTTCTGACATATTATTGTATGTATTATCGCCCTTTATTCCAAGCATTTGTGGTGGTATTCCAAGTGCCAGAGCAATATCCCTTGCAGCTCCATTTTTTGTCTCTATAAAATCCATATCTTTTGGATTTATACTAATATCTTGCCATTCCAATCCTCCTTCAAGGATCATGACCCTCCCTGCATTATCTTCTCCACTTAATTGTTCATTAATTTGTGACTTTAGTCTATCAAATTGTTCATCACTAATGTATCCACTGTTGTGGTTTCCCGATTTGACCATAAGTGCACCACTCGGTCTTGCACCATTTTCTAGAAGTGATTTGTTCCATGATATACATTTGTTGTGTTGGTCTATCGAATCCAATGCAACTTCTAGACTAGAAAGTCCATACCAATCGTCAAGTGGATGGAAGTTTTTGAGGTGCAATATATCTGACAATCCATCATCATTCATGTTGAAGCAATAAGAATCATTTCCTATATTATATATATATTTTGTACCATCCGAATCTGAAACAATTTTGATACGATCTGGACGTAATAATTCCATTCCTATTGGTATTCTATTTTGATTTTTAACAATGTGTATATATGCATTTCCTGAGATCATTTGATGTGTAAAAAGAGTTTCTAAAAACTGTACTCCGCTAATATTTTTAGATGGTCTTTGTAGGATTGATAGTGCTGTATGATCGTAAATTTCAGTTTGCTTAGATCCATCTTGCTTGTATAACAAGAAAGTGACATTTGATGCATTTCTTGCAATCATACCAATTGCTCGATGTGCAATAATATTTCCCATAAAAGCAGTACTGGCAATCGATCTATAGTTCGATGATATGTCTTTATGATGTGATTTTGATCTATGTATGTAAGACCTGTATACCGGATTGCTCTTTGTTTTAAGGATATTTGGTCTTACGGATCGCAAGAAGTTTTTGATATTCATATTTATATGTATCTAATTAATAACTAACACTTGCCATATACTGTAATTATGCAGTATATGGCTGTAATCACATATTACGAAGTCTATGCTTTAGCCTTTAGTGCGACAATGGCATTCTTATCAATAACATCTCCACCCACTCTTTTTGTTGCAAAAAATACAACTAGTGGCTTTGCGCTAAATGGATCTCTTTGTATCGTGATATCTCCGCGATCTACAATTTGATACCCTTGTTTAAAGTCGCCATACAGTATTAGATTTTTATTACTTGTGATGGTAGATGGCATGCTACTTGATGTATACAACGGAACCCCTAACAATGTATCTGCAGATCCAGAAAGTACACCAGGCATCCATAGGTATTGTCCATTGCTATCTTTAAGTAGCCTAATTGCTTGTACCATTGATTTGCTCATCAAGAAACAGGCATCTGGGGCATATCTATCTTTTAACGAATAGTATAGATTCAATACATCTTCTAATGTGATACTTGTAGAACTCTTTGTATCAATCCGTGTGATGTTGCTATTACTATGAAGTATTCCAGTTGGCTTATTGTTTCCATCACCATTTATAAAAGCATCATCTTCTTGAGATAAAAAGGCAATTGCTAACCGTTCTGCAATATAATTTTCGATATCCATTTCTGCATCGTCAATTGTTCTTTGTGTTATACATGGTTGTGCAGTTAAATCATGCACCTTTATGACTTTTTTTACAAAAGCATTGGTATTGCTGGCAACTTGCGATCCATCACTCCATGCGGTTCCAATGTCTATTGAACTTTGTACAGAATCAAAAGAATCGGATGCAATAGTTACGCTGGAGGAGAGACGTCTCATTATCGAATACCTATTTAGATACTCATACACGGTATCAGTTAAAGATACTGTTGCCGTGAATTGGTCCTTCGCAAAAATAGACCCATTGACACTCTTTTTATGTGGAATTGTACCTTTTCTAAGATAGTTAATGAATTGATTTCTTTCTATATTATCGAATCGATGATTATATTGGTTATTATATTCAGATAATGGAAGGCGATTTGTAGCTTGTTTTGCCTCCTTTTGATCAATTGCATGATTTAATTTATCTAATTTAACTTTATCGAGATGATCTACGGATGATTTATTTTCCAATATAGAATCATTTATAGAACGTAACTCCTTTACTAGACAAGATACATCATTGATTTCATTAGGTGTCTGCATATATATGACTATTTTTAATTGAACTAAGTACAGAATATATTTTTACACAAACCAATTGATCTATGGAAGCAGAATATTTACGAATTAGTGTAATGTGAATTTGGATATATAATGATACTTCTCGTCATCAATGATGCCCAAATTCATAACTAGATTTATATTTGATCGATATTCCATCACTTACATAATTCATTTGTACTTGATAGATTAGTTCTACATAACTTGGCGGATCTCTTGCAAAGGCAGATCTATTGTTGGATTTTCTGTGTCGTCAAAGGTTATTATTATAGATAAATTATCATTCTGGTCATTTTTTGATACATATATTATATTTAACATTTTTTATCAAATTCTTCCAATGAATTAATTTATGAAATTATTATTCTAATTTTGCTGCAGTTTTTTCATTTAGCTTGCAGTATTGAGATTAATTAGATTACGATGTATTCATCGAACTTTGGATATGTTCTATTATGAATGAACACTTATATCGGACCTTGTTAAATATCTAATTATATTATCATTTGACCTATATTACACATAACGATATCAACAATCTGTATTGCAGAAATATCTCTCATTGTTAATCACACTTTATGAGCTATACTTTTTACATTCATCTTTTCACATACGAAACATCTCTGGTACCGTGAAACCCTTTCCGAATATGTTTATCAGCACTTGTAATTTGTTGATCAATTCTGTGGTGATAATTTATCGCATCACTATTCTGGCCATCAACAACTATCTCTGACTCGTTTGGCATTAAAAAAGACTTGTTGGACTGATTGTTAACAGTATATCTTTTTGCGAATCTTTCTCGAGCGTATTCAGTCAATCTTTTCATTTTCTCTTCCTCCGACTCTCCTGTATTCATAGGTCGACGCTCAGTAAATGTGTTTTTGTTGCGTGATCTCTGATGCAACATGGATCTTTTATCATGGATGGAGGTGGAGGTACTACATTTATCTACCTCGTATGAAAATTGAGGTGATACCTGGATCTCTAATTTTTTCTCATTTTTAGAAAGGTCAGGACTGTCAAGATGTCTCTCTCTCGAATTCAAGGGTTTATAAGGGATCTCAGAGTTCATTTTAGTATATCGATCTTCAATAGATTTAGCTAATTTCTTAAACCCATTGTTAAGTAATCCTGTCGTCTGGGCACAATGAGCAATAAGTCC